TTTGTTACCAGGTGGCCAATGCCAAAGGTGGGTAGGCCAAGATGGTCAAGGTAAATCTCATACTTGCAGCCCTCGTCTGCCTCCAATTCCTTGCGTAGCTGGTCAATCATTTCTTCAGTCCTTTAATCCCGCGCAGGCCAAAGCTGGCCGCTATTGAGGCATACATCGCCCACTGGAACCAGTCAGGCGTAGTCTCCAATGCAGCAAAGCCACGCTCTACATAGGGCTGTAAAGGTGGGATGAAGCACATTGCAATGATTATAATAAACAGAATAGTCCACGCCTCGTCCTTCCAGCTGTCGCCAGAAGCCTGCGCCATAATCTTTTCCCAGCCAGCTTCATGCGTAGCCGCGACCTTCATTACCTCGGCTTCGGCCTCTGCCTTGGCTACCCTTGCCTTGGTCTCTGCCGCTGCCTTCTCTGCCTTGCCCTTGAGCCAGCCGCCAGCTAACTCCGTCAGGGCCGGTATTAATGCTTGAATCATTTTTTCGCCTCACTTCCCAGCCATACAGCAAATGCGCCTGTCATCGCGCCGCTGACCACACTGACCATCGCGCTCTGTTGTGTTGTAATGTCCTCCAAAGACATACCCCACTCAACAACGCGAATATACATGATGGTCATAACGAACATCATCAGGCGCGGAATAATCTTCCATTCCAAAAGTTTTTGTGAACTCATAGCCCCTCACAATCTGCCGGTTATTCCCATATAAAGGAACCAGCCAATAAAGCCTATTATTCCCAAGCCAAGTATTCCAAGCACAGTCAGTAGGCTGATTTCTATAATCTTCTTTTTTCTTCTTGCCCTGGCTTCCTCTGCCTTTTGCCTTGCCTTCCGGGCCTCGGCTTGAAACTTCTGCCAGTCTGCCCACATCCCCGGCCTACCAGCCCAAACCATCATCTCGCGTAGCTGTTCCTCTTGCTCCTTAATCTTCTCAAGAGCCATGAACTCCTCTAGGTCTCCACCGCCAGCAAAGGGGCTGCGCTTCTTCTTCTCACCCTTTTTGCGCAACTCCTCCTTGGCACCAACAAAGTCAGCAATGGCAGAGCCAGCATTTGCTAGGTCACGACCATTGCTAACTGCCTGTTTTATAATGGAAAAAGCGGCGTTTGCTGCGGCCAATTCTGCAAGCATTAGTAAATCTCCACGCTGCCTTTTTGCACATGCTGGGGAACACAGTAAGCAGTCACCCGGTCACGCGGGTCTATGCCATCCAAACTCCCATAGCTACCAAACCTTTTTGCCACCTGTGACGCAAAATAATTGCAGTCAATGACACTCTCAAAATACATCGTGTTACTGACCTGGCGGCGGTCGTCACCTACGCCCAAATAAACCAGCAACAAGAACACATGAATCATCTACCGCCACAGCTTCTTCACCAGCTTCTTTACGGTCTCTGTTTCATACAGACGGACAGCCCACCAACACAAAGCAACCAGGGCAGTAATCTCCGGTATTGCCTCAAAGAACGCACCCACGGTAACGCCCCCGAAAACAAAGTCTGCTGTTGTCTTGGCTTCGTCTGTCATAGCTACCTCCAGCGTGGACCTTCAAACCAAGCAACAAGACTAATCCGCTTGCCCTTGGTCACTGGTGAAACTCGGTGCGTCAGGTAGGACGGGAACACAAGAACAGTCCCCCTCTTTTTTGCTTCTGCTTGGTCTGGCACCTCTACCTCGCTAAATTCAAAGTCACCGCCCTCATAGTGTTCCGGGTCACTAAGCTGAACAGTCACGGACAGTTTGCGGTCAAAGCCAGTGTCCTGGTTCCAGTGTATGTCATGGTGCCAGTCGTAATGGCCTTCATCCTCTGCATCATACTCTGTGTATTGAATGTCGCCAACAGGGTGGACATTAAATCCAAAGGCTGCGCGGTTCGCCTGCTGCACATAGCCCCATAACAGGCCGTGCAGGTAGGTGTCGCTTGTCAGCCACTTTACATCTGACCGCCGGACAGCCGCGTTCTCTTGGTTGTCAGAAAATATTTTTGCTGGCTCTGACTTGGTTGCCAGGGCAGAAAATATAATCCTGTCAACAGTGGCTTCGTCTATGCCACCAGACCACATTTGCCAGTTCTGTCTCATTACCAGCCCGCCGGGACTTTGCCCACAATCGGCGGATTAACCAATGCGGCAATCTGCTCGTCCAACATTGTTTGCAGTTCTTCTTCAGTCTTTTCCAGACCAGCCAGCACCAGTGCCTTGCACCAGTCCTGCGTCAGGCTGTCAAAAGCCGTGAAGTCGTCCGGGTCAGCATCGCCCACCCCGGTCGTGCCGTAAGCTGAAACAGACAGCGGTGCGCCTTCTGCATTGGTCTCGCTGTCGCTGGTAGCGGTGAACCGCCAGTGAATGGTCTTGACGACATCGGTCAAGCTGCCCTCAGTCGGGGCGGTGTCAAGTTGCGGGAAGTCCCAGTTGTATGTGTTAGCCATTGGTTACTCCTGCTCGGCCAGATGTGTGTTGTATGCGTCAATAACAGCTTGCGTATGCACAGCCGCACAGATGCCCTGCACCTTGCCGTCCTCTGCGCTGTAATCATCACCCGGTGTTACCACATGACGCTGGAAGCTGCGGCTGATTTCCGTGCCATCACGCTTGATGACTGTGGCGGTGCGAACCTGCACATGATTGAACTCGCCAACCACCTCAACCTTGTCTACGATTGTTTCTTCTGTTAGTGCCATTTTTATCTCCTTTGGCTATGGACTGTCCGACCTGATGTCCAATCAGATTATGTGCTGTATGTTACTGAAAAGAATAAGTAGTTATTGTTTGCTCCAGTGCCTAAATCACTGGGAGTTGAATTGCTTATTGCCCCATTAGACGAACTTCTGTAATCAAGGGTAACCACGGTGCCGCCAGCCCCAAAATACCCACCACTAGGGTGATTGGTGTTAAAACTTAATGCAAAACCAATATTAAGGGAACCATTGCTAGTGCCGGTAAAAGGCAGCCCTGTAAGAGTTAAATCACCACCAGCGGTTCCAACGCTCACAGCATCTGTTCTAATTCTGCCGTAGCAATGAACTACATCACCAACCTTTACATATTTGGCCTGAGTAATTGCATCGTATGTAATACTCCCAAAAGACCCAGTTGTTGAGCCGTATGCTGGCGTCCAAGTCCCCTCCTCATAATCATCCAGATAGTTCGCTGAACCTGTGCCGCCCAAGTAGACACCGCCTGATAAGGACAAATTGTTGAATCGATAAGTCCCTGAACCAAGATTGATTACTCCATCAGACGGAACATTCGTAGTCATATTATGTGGGTAAATAATATTATTAGTGCTGTGGAAACGAAGTCCAACATCATCCTTGCCAATAGTCACAAAGCCAGCCGCAGTCCCAATCGACCCCACCGCGGCGTTGTCTTTACGCAGCTCAACAATCGTGCCATCCGAATCTTCACGGTTGAAATACGCAGTTGTGCTTGTGCTTGTCACCCCCAAATAGCCGTTGTTCGCCGTGAAGTTATGCTCTACGCCGTGATTGGCCAGACCAGACGAAGATTTATAAACCAATAACCGTCCGCTGCTGTCGATGCGGGCGGCTTCTGAGCCACCAGTGCTTAATAACATATTGCCAGTTGTAGAAGTGTTGCCGTGGTCTGCACGAATGTCTAATTGACCTGAGTTTTCAATTATTTCGTGATAAACACCTGCTTGGTCAGTATCTTCTAATCTAACAGCAGAAGCAGAGCCTTTTATGTGTAGTTGCCTAGATGGGCTAACAAGTCCAATGCCGACCCGGTTATTCGTGCTGTCCACATGAAGGGTGTCGGTGTCCACCGTCAGGTCATTGGCGAAAGTGCCGTCAGCTAAATCTCTTGCTCTGGTCATTATGCGTTCTCCAATGCGGTCAGGCGTGTTTCAATATTTGCCAACCGTTGTTCTGTTGCCGCCCCTACAAATGACAGCAGTTCGGGGTAGCGGATGCCCTTGCGGTTATGCTCTGTTGCGCCTTCTGGTGCATCATCAGCGTTATAGTAGGTCTCGCCATCTGCTTCCCACCAAGTCGTGCTAATGAAGAAAGCATAGTCACCAGCATCCAGTCCAGCGGCAGTCATAGCCGCTTCAACATCCTGTGCAATCACGCCTGTGTGCCGCCGGGCAGCGTCACCCTTTGCCGCAACCTTGTCGTTCCATTTGAAGGTTTTGAATAGCTGGCTGATTGCCTTTGCAGCCGTAATCTCCGCATCTGTCAGGCTGGCAATCTGCTGCTTCTCATTCTGGTCAGATGTTTGG